TTCGCATTATATTGATGTAAGTTTATACAATTACATAACCACCAATAATGATGTTGTGATGAGGCTAGATCCTGCGACAAATTACAATTACAGGACAATCCTGATCCCGGCCAACTCTGCTTATATTTCAAGTGGTGATGCCCAGGTAAACTTTATCCATCCATCGAATGGTGTTCTTGCGCATACTGGAGTGACTGTTGATTACGTAGCATTGATCACGTCAACTTCTACAAATGGCACGCCCCACCTTATAGATGTATTACCAAGCGGAGCGGTACAAACCCCGGCTGGTGGAGCAACATCTGTCTATCTTGATGGAATGACTTGGTACTCGGCCCCAGTATCCGTATAAACAAAGGGTTATCATATGCCTCTATATACTTATGAGTGCTCGAATGGGCACAGATTTGACAGAATTCTAAAGCTTAAAGACTACCTCACAAAACAGACTTGCGACTGTGGTGCGGATACAAAGAAGCTAATTCTCCCAACGATGATTAACTGTGATATAGCCCCTTGGGACCGTTATATCTCCCCGGTTTCTGGCAAACCCATAACCTGCTACAAAGAACGCAGAGAGGATATGAAAAGGCATGATTGCGTGGATTATGAGCCAAGCATGGTAAAGCACCAAACCAAGCATATGAACGATGAAGATGCGAAGCTTGAGAAGGCTATGGATGAAACGGTCGAGAAGGAAATTCTCGCCATGCCTGTCAAGAAGAAAGAGAAACTAGCCGCCGAATTAACTTCTGGCGCAGATTGTCAATATACGAGGATGTAAACATGAGTGAAGAACTAGCAGACAGCGGTTCAGAAAGCATTGATATGGATGCTGCAATGGAAGAGATAAGTTCTGACTTATTCCCGTCTGATCCTGTTGTAAAAACTGAAGAGGATCAGGACGTGCAGGAAGGGCTTGCCGGTAAAGAGCCTGAACCAGAGGAAGAAGTCAAAGAAGAGGTCAAGGAAGAAGTAAAAGAGCCTGAATTAGAGGGAAAGCCAGCCCCTCAATCCTGGAAGAAGGAGATGCACGAATTTTGGAAAGGGTTAGACCCTGCCGTGCAGTCTTATGTTGAACAGCGCGAAGAACAGATGCGTGAAGGGCTGGAGAAGGACCGGGGAGATGCGAATCTAGGTCGCGTTATGCGCGATGTCATGTCCCCATATTCCCAGATGTTAAAGACTCAGGGAATAGATGAAGGTGTAATGGTGCGTAATCTGATGAACGCACATTACAGGCTTTCAACGGCTGATGAGGCCGGGAAATTAGACTTAGTTAAACAGATTGCACAGAGTTATAACATTTCACTGGACGGAGCTCCCCAACAGGTAGATCCAGCCGTGAAATCACTTCAGGACCGAATTCAGGGTCTTGAATACAATATCAATGCGGGTCAACAGAAATCCCTACAGGAAGCCCATTCCCGCGTTCAAGCTGATGTTGAAGCATTTGCTTCAGACCCAGCACATGAGTTTTTCGATGAAGTCTCAGAGCAGATCGTTCCACTGATCAATGCTGGTTACTCTTTGGAAGATGCGTATGAAAATGCCATTTGGCTAAATCCTGTAACACGTCAGAAATCAATCAATCAGACAGCGAAAGAGGCTGCTGCAAAGGCTGAGAAAACTGCGAAACAGGAAGCTGAGAAGGCAAGAAAAGCTAAAGTAGTTAACGTCAGAGGTCGTGACACCAATAAGGCTTCCACAGAGCCCACGGGAACGATGGACGACACAATGCGGGAAGTTTACCGCGAAATTCAATCTCGTTCACATTAAAAGGAGCCTGTCATGGCATCACCAAATAGCACATTTACGGAATTAGTCTCGACGACTTTCCGTAAACATCGGAAGGAGATCAAAGACAATATCTCCAACCGCAATGCCCTCTACAAGAGGATTGTTACAAAGGGAAACTACACCAAAGAAGACGGCGGACTAGAAATCGCTGTTCCTCTTGATTATGCCGAAAACTCGACATACCAGCGTTACAGCGATTGGGATACACTGAATATCCAGGCGTCTGATGTAATCAGCGCAGCCAAGTATGACTGGAAGCAGATCGCCATCAATGTCGTTGCGTCTGGTCGTGAGCTTCGGATTAACTCTGGTGAGGCTAAGATTATCAGTCTTGCTAAATCACGCATCAAGAACGCCAAGCGTACTTTTGCAAACAACTTCTCTGAGGATATGTATTCGCTCGGTACTGCCACTAATCAGATTGACGGCTTGCAGAAGCTGATTTCTGACGATGGTACTGGTACTGTCGGCGGCATTGTTGCTGGAACGTACACCTTCTGGAAGAATAACTTCTTCAACTGCACCTCAGAGTCTGTTACTGCTTCGGCGACCACGATTGAAAACTCTATGCTGCTTCCGGCATGGCTTGAAGTGGATCGCGGTCCTGGTGACCAGCCCGACTTGATCGTAATGGATAACACCTATTACCAGTATTTCGAGACCTCTCAGGTGTCGATCAAGCGGTATTCAAGTTCGGACTCTGCTAACGCAGGATTCTCTACCCTGAAATATAAAGGTGCAGACGTGCTTTATGATGGCAATTCAGGTATCCCGACTACCAGTGCGTATTTGATTAACACTGAGTATCTGGGCCTGTGTGTACATCGTGACGCAGATTTGGACGTTATGGAAGAGCAGCGCCCAATCAATCAAGACGGCGTTGTAATCCCGATTCTCTGGATGGGCAATATGACTTGTTCTAACCGCTTCCAGCAGAGCGTAATCATCAACTCTTAAGGAGAGCTTGAAATGACTTATCGTGTAACAGATACGGTTGCTGGTACTCAGGCTATTGCCGAGACCTCAGCTACTCAAAAACACCGCGTTGGAACGATGGTGCGAGCTTATGACCCTACTTATGGGGAAGGTGAGTTCATCTATCTGGTTGGTGTTGCATCAACCATCGTTGGTACAGTGGTCACATGGCATGATGCCGACACTACCCTTGGTCAGACTGCATTCTCCACCACGGCAGTTGATTCAGGCGAACCGATTGCGGTTGCTATGTCTGCTAATACTGCTGGTCGGTACGGCTGGTATCAGATTGCCGGTATTGCGGTTGTAGGAAAGGCTAATACTCTTTCGCTGGCTCCCGGTGTTGATCTTGCGATTGCTTCTGGTTTGGCGATTGCAGCTGCAACGACCAATCGCGTCAACGGCCTAAATACGGCTATTACCGCTTCGGCATCGGCACTGGTAATCACGGTGCCTTGCTTGATTGAACGGCCAACTGGTCCAGGTGTAGCTTAACAGTAAGTAGTTGCCCCCCCGGAATGGTCCGGGGGGTCTAAGGGGGGTGAATGGAGCAAGCAAGAGTAATACAGATGGAGTACCAGAATCTTAATGCAAGCAAGCCTTTGATTCTGCCTATACTAGTATTTGCTAATACGCCAGATGAGGAAATACGCAGGAATATAAAGATCAATTCAGCCCGCGACCTGGAATGGGTAACACGCCATGAAGCACATGATGGTGTTGCCGTACTGGTGGGTGGCGGAGGAAGTATTAACAACCTTGCAGAGACTATAAAGGGCATAAAAGGTGCCACTGTCTTTGCTATGAACGGTGCCAGTAAATGGTGCGGAGATAACGGCATTGAGGTTGACTACCAATTCATTTTGGATGCCAAAGAAGAAACTCAATCGCTGGTAGATCATAACGCGAAGAATCATATATTTGGTTCTCAAGTTCACCCCAAGACGATGGAGGCTGTATCAAGTCCTATCGTGTGGCATTGCCATACTGGGAACGATATCGAAAAAGATTTCCCTCAAGAGAGAATAGATCGTGGGGGATATGTTTTATTAAGTGGTGGTTCAGCAGTCGGTAATAGTTCTATGACTGTAGTATATGCCTTGGGCTTCAGAGACTTCCGTATATTCGGGTTTGATAGTTGCCATAAAGAAGGCGAGTCACATGCCTACAGCCAGCCGATGAATCGATTTATGCCAACCACGCAAGTCAAATGGGCAGGCAAGACTTATACAACAAGCGTTGCCATGAAGGCTCATGCAGAGGATTTTCAAGTAACCAGTCAAGCACTAAAACAACTTGGCTGCAAGTTCACTCTTTACGGGGATGGTCTTCTTCAAGCGATGTACCAAACGCCAGTAAAGAATCTGAACGAGCAAGAAAAATATCAATTAATGTGGCGATACCCGTCTTATCGAACCGTTTGCCCTGGAGAGCATGTGGTTGATGAGTTCCTTGAGCAGGTCAAGCCAGACGGGATCATTATAGATTATGGCTGCGGAACAGGACGCACATCTCTCTCTCTGTTTAATAGAGGGTACGATGTTATGTTGCTTGATTTCACTGATAACTGTAGGGATCAGGAGGCGTTTGCCTTGCCATTCATTCAGTGGGACTTAACCAGTCCCATCCCGGCAAAGGCAGACTATGGGATTTGTACAGACGTGCTAGAGCATATCCCTACAGAAGATGTGTTCATGGTTATCATGAATATCATGGACTCTGCTAAAAAGGTCTTTTTCCAGGTTAGTACGGTAGACGATAGTTTTGGCTCGGTAATTGGGCACCCGCTTCATTTAACGGTAAAGCCTTACGAGTGGTGGGATAATATGTTTTATGCCCTTGGGTTCGAGGTTGAATGGTCCGAGGAGCAAGATTCAGCGGCGTTATTTTATGTAATCAATCCAGACAGGAGCGAGCAATGTCAATAGGCGATATACAACTAAGCGAAGAAGACCGGCCCTCATATGTAAAGTTTGAGGTAAGGGCAGTGAAGGATGGTCCCGCATCATTAGCGGCAGGGCATTATGTGTCTAAAGATGAAGAATGGGCTTTGATTTCAGCTCTAGGATCAACTGATATTGTCCCGAAGAAGGCTGAGAAGTGGTTTGATATAGTCCAGGCCAATGTTACCAGGGGCCGAGAACCAGCAAAACATTTAGATATGTATCGTGAGATATATAATAGGTGGAAGAAGGGGTTGGAACCTCCTCTTGATGGGACATCCGTAAGAAACTGGAATGCTTTATCTCCTGCTCAGTGCGACAATCTTATTAATGTTGGGTTGCGAACTATTGAAGATGTGGCTCAAGCCCCCGATGACTCAATGCGCCGATATGGCATGGGGATCCAAGACTTAAAGAACAAAGCAAAGGCTTGGTTGCAGGCTGCAAAAGATCATGGTCCGCTGACAGAAGAAAACGCTCAACTTAAGATTGAAAACAGTCAGTTGAAGGGGACGATTGAATCTCTGCAAGATCAGATTAAGCGGTTCGAGATTAGACTTAATGCTCAGGATGGAGAGACACCAGTTAAGCCTTGGCCCAAAGATACAGTATGGGAGCCAGAGCGCGATGTTCCAATAGGAGGCTTTATACAGCCTTCACCGAAAGAACAGTACATAGCTAAATTCGGCAAGCCTCCACATCATAGAATGAAAGAATCGACAATCATTGAGAAACTTCAGGAGTAACGAATGTCTTTGCTAACTACCGTCCAAAGATTCTGTCGCAGGACCAATATTACAGTCCCTACAACAGTGGTAGGTTCCACAGACGCGCAGATAATACAGATATACTCAATTCTTGAGGAGGAGGGTCTAGACCTGTCTGGGCGTGGTAGTTGGCAGGTACTTACCCTGGAAGCGACTCATACGACTATAGCGAACGAGTCTCAAGGCTTTATTGCTGATATCGCTGATGTTGGGTTCAGGTATATCAAGCAAGATACCTTCTGGGATAGAACAGAAAACCTCCCCCTATTGATAATGGATGGTCCTGATTGGGCTGCCGAGAAGGGGTTTGCCGCTACAGCCCCTAGATATATGGCACGTATCCGCTCAGGTGAATTAATTGTCACACCTACTCCCGTAGCGGGAAATACTTGGGCGTTTGAGTACGTCACATGGAACTGGATAAACAACAATCAAAAACGCCACTTCACAAGTGATTCAGATACTATCGATCTGCCAGATCCTATCGTTACAGTAGGGTTAAGATGGAGGTGGAAAAAGGAAAAGGGGTTTGAATACGCCGAAGACTTCAGTACGTATGAGAAGTTGGTTGATGACGCTCTTTCAAGAGAAGGGCTGAAGAAAGTACTCTATCAAGACAGATCGGAACGACAGAGGTATCCTAGAATAGTGGTTAACCAAGGGTCTTGGAGATTGTGAGACAAGCCATACGGACGAAAGCACCTCGGGCTCAAGTAGCAGAGGTCCATAGTTTTCCTGCTCCTGTTGGTGGGTGGAACGCCAGAGATGCACTGGCGAACATGCCCCCTACAGACGCTGTGAGGCTGGTAAACTGGTTTCCGACTACCTCTGATGTAAGGCTTAGGGGTGGCCGAGAAAACTACGCTACGGGCGTCACAGGCGTGGTAGAGACACTAGCCGTCTATAACAAGATGAGCGGTGTTAGTGAGATGTTCGCCGTATCTGATACTGACGTATATGATGTATCCAGCACTGGGGTTGCTTCAGCGCAATCAGCCACTGTGACAGATGGCAGATTCCAAACACTAAATTATAGTGACGGGACTAATAATTGGTTAATAATGGTTAATGGGGTTGATAAGCCTCTTTACTATGAAGGAACCACTTGGCTATCAGTAGATACTGGCACGTCCCCTGCGTTAACAGGGTTGACATCGACCAGTATCGTTAATGTCAATGAGTACAAGGGTAGGCTTATATTCCTTGAGAAAGACTCCCTCTCGTTCTGGTATCTGTCAGCAGGTGCCACTGGTGGTGCATTAACAGAGTTCGACCTTGGATCATTTTGCAGCAAGGGCGGTTATCTGATGTGGTGTGCCCCATGGTCATTTGATGGTGGTGACGGTCCAGACGATGCCTGTGTATTTATGACTTCTGAGGGGGAGGTTATTGTATACCGAGGGACTGACCCATCAACAGCAGCTGATTGGGTGTTGGCAGGTGTTTACTTCGTTGGGAAGCCGTTAGGTCGAAGAAGTTTTGCAAAGTTCGGCGGTGATCTACTTGCTATTATTCAAAATGGGGTATTCCCCCTATCCAAAGCATTGCAATCTGCCGAGGTTGACCCGACTTTCGCACTAACCGATAAGATTGAACCAGCCTTTAACGTAGCATCCTCTGATTATGGGGAATTGTTTGGATGGGAGGCTACGTTATACCCAGCTGAAGAAGCATTGATCTTTAACATTCCTGTCAGTGAAGGTGGCGAGCATAAACAATATGTGATGAACACCATCACAAAGGCGTGGGGTGAATTTAACTCATGGAATGGTGACTGTTTCGCCGAATACAACAAAGAACTTTATTATGGACATTCCAGTGGGGTAAGGAAAGCCTGGACTGGGACCAGTGACAGCGGAGCAGCAATCACTGCAATCGGCAAGACAGCCTTTAGTTATTTTGGAAATACCTCACAAGAAAAAAGGTTTACCTTCTTCCGGCCTCTTTTGAGAGTGAACGGGAGCATTACGTATTATGCCGATCTTGATATGGATTTCAGTGATAGGGCCATTACAGGAACAGCTACTTATACAGCTCCTGCTTCGGCATTATGGGGAACAGCCATATGGGGTCAATCTCAATGGTCAAATGCCCTGAATGTTGTCAGGCAGTGGAGCTCACCGGCTAACAATGTTGGGTACAGTGCTTCTGGAGGCGTGAGAGTAGAGTCAGACAGTTATACGGTCAGATGGGTATCCAATGATTATGTTTATGAGCGTGGGGGCGTTCTGTGAGGATAGAACCATCCTCTATATACGACATTAATTGGATATCAAAACGACTAGACAGAATAAAGTTACCTGATGCAAAGGGCATTACGGCAATATCAGACAGCGGGGAAATCCTAGCTGTTTGCATGATGGATTCATGGACTGAGGGAAGTGTCCAGCTTCATGTGGCTGTAGATAACAACATCGCTTTGAGAAATTACACTTTTATTTCAGAAATATTCGATTATATATTTAATGTGGGTGACAGGCTGACAGCTTTAGGCTTTGTCAGTAGCGAGAATACTAAAGCGTTACTGGCATTTAAGAGAAGGTTAGGATTTAAGGAAATAGCTCGTATTAAAGACGGGCACAAAAAAGACATTGATACGGTTATTCTCGAATTAAGGCGAGAAGACTGCAAATGGATCAACCAGAGAGCAGAGGCAGCATAATGGGCACAAAAAGTTCCCCCCCACCACCCGATTACACAGGTGCGGCAGAAGCAACTGCTGCTGGCGACCTGGAGAATGCACGATATCAAACACTCGCTAATAGACCCGATAGCTTCTATCCAGGTGGATCCAGGGTTTGGACGCAGGGAACTGGTTCTGAAGTAGACCAGGCTGGCTATGATGCGGCAATGGCGGCGTATAGCCAGACTCCCGGAACGTTCACGCAGTCTGATCCTGGGGCGTATTCACAAAGTTCTGGCGGGATGGGTTGGCCTGATATGAATTCAGACAACCCTAGCTTTAACACCGGAGTTGCTCAGCCATCGCAGCCTCAACAGCCAAGTCCAGGCGGCGCCCCGAATATCGCAGATTATACAACAATGTCCAATCCTGATAAGTGGACAGAAACAGTATCTCTTAGCCCTGAAGGGCAAGAAGCCTTTGATATAGGCGAGAAGAATGTAACTAAAACGGCTGGGCTTGAGTCAAGGGCATTAGACCAGGCAGGTAACATATTAGATACTCCTTTCACGATTGATGGGCAAGCCCCAACGTATCAGGGGGCCACAGGTGCTATGCCTGGATTCCAAGGCCCTGAAGGTCAATTAGGGCAATATGGTCAGCATCGTCAAGGTGTTATCGATGCCATGATGGGCAGGGTTAATACCGATATTGGCAGGGAGAAGGAACAGAAACGGTCGCAATTGGTGGCTCAAGGAATCCCAGTTGGAAGTGAAGCTTTTAACAGAGAGATGGAAATGTCTGACCGGAAGCAAAACGATGCCATGCAACGGGCGGAAATTGCTGCCGAACAAATGGCAGGGATGGGCTATTCCTCTGATATTGCTGGCCGTCAGCAGATGGGCAGAGAGGGGATGGATAGGTTTGGAACGGGAATGGATGTTCGCAATCAATTCAACCAGGAAGGGATGACTGATTTCACAACAGGAAATCAATCCAGGCAGCAAGCCATACAAGAAGCCCTACTCCAGCGTCAAACGCCTTTGAATGAGATTTCAGCCTTCAGGTCTGGGTCACAAGTAGGTATGCCTCAATTCCAGCCCTTCGGCCAGCAGCAGTTCACTGGTGGGCCTGATTATGCCGGGGCTGCCAGTCAGACAGGCGCTTACAACTTAGGCCAGAGCAACCAGGATATTGCAGGTAATAATGCCATGATGGGCGGGTTATTTGGATTGGGTGCGGCTGGTATCGGTGCCTACCCATGGGGAGGTTAAGGTAATGCCTAGACGCTATGCAGGAACGCCGCTAGAAGGGGACTATGCCAGCCTGAAACGCAGGCGAGAACTGGCTAGGGCTCTTACGGCCCAATCGCTCGAACCCTATCAAGGAACGCAGGTTGTAACAGGCCATGCTGTCGATGACAGGTGGGGTCAGGGCCTTGGTAAGATTGGTCAGGCTATCATAGGCGCGATGTCTAACAAGCGCGCTGATGACGATGAGGCTGTCCTGGGTGAGAAGTTTGATATTGGACGTAAAGAAGGTCTTGAGAAGGTCATAAGATCACTAACTCCAGAGCCGGAAAACTATGTGGAAAGAAATCCTTCCATGAAAGCGCCTGATTATATGTCAGCCGGGATGGAACTTGAGACTAATCCTTATCTGAAGGACAGCGATATAGGAAAAGATTTGGTAGCGAAGGCCATAGGCGGTCAAGCAAACAGGTACCCATCGTATCAATTCCTTCCGACAGCAGAAGGTTACGCAAGGGGGAATAGGCGGACTGGTAACATAGAACAAGTTGAAGGTGATTTCCTTCGGTCCCAAGACAACCCAAGGCTGCAAGGGCAGTTGGCTGGTGCAAGAGGGTATGCAGGAGAGGCATCAAAGAATCAAGCAGCATTAGCAACAAAGCCTCAAGTTGAAAGGGCTGTGACGCAAGCTAAGTCAGATGTTGACCTTGCTATGAAGCCTGAGATTAAAAAGCAGACAGATCTTGCAGAAAGGGAAGCGGATAAGATAATCGCAAAACCAAAAGTTGATTCAAGCCTGTCAGCCCAAGATGCAAAAACCGGGATGCTTGATGCAGAGATAGATCAAGCCAAAGATCAAGCCAGCATATGGACAACAGGTTTTCTAGGTGCTGGGACAAGTTGGGTTCCAGGCACGCCTGCTCATGACTTAAGTAATACGTTAGCAACTATTAAATCCAATATAGGATTTGATAAGTTACAGGAGATGCGCAATAACTCCCCTACTGGCGGCGCATTAGGTCAGGTCTCGGAGTTTGAGAACAGGTTGCTTCAAAGCGTATGGGGTGCCCTTGAGCAATCACAGTCACCTCCTCAATTTAAAGATAACCTTGAGAAGGTTCGCAAGCAGTCACAAGAAAGCTGGGGTAGGATAAAAGAAGCATATAAGCAAGATTATAATGTCGAATATAAAGAAGCCGGGAGGAATGCCTATACGCCTCCTGAAGGTGTATCACCCGAATTGTGGGGCATTATGACGCCTGAAGAGAAATCAGCATGGCAATGACAAAAGAACAGGCATTAGCTCTTGCTGGTGCTAGGCTTAGATTGAAAAAACAATCGTTAGTAGCTGAAGAGGTATCAGAAAAAGTAGATCTTCCTGAACAACAGCAAAAGCGCCAGAATTATTACTACAGTGAAGGTCTCGGGAAGGGGTTAAGAGACCCTGTAGATGCTCTGGCCCAGATGGTCTATAACGCCGTCCCTGAGAGTGTTAAAAAGTCAGGGGATAAGCTGAACAACTGGATTGCTGAGAAGACCGGATTATTAACCCCAATACCTGAAGGCGGGTTTAATGAACAGCTGCGACAGCAGGAAGGTGCTTACCAGGAACAGCGAGCGGCCGAGGGCGACACCGGTGTAGACATTGATCGCATAGGGGGCAACCTAGTATCAACAGCGGCCCCCGGAATGGGGGTGGCACGCGCCGCAGCCCCTGCTACAGCCGCAGGAAGGATAGGGCTAGGGGCAGGGACTGGTGCAGGCTACGGGCTTCTGACGCCGACTCAGGACGAGAACTTTTGGCCCACTAAAGCAAAACAGGCTGGCATAGGTGTTATGTTCGGTGGGGCTATCCCTGCTGTTACAGGTGCGGCCGGTAAGGGTATGGAAGCCTTGTATGGATCAAAGCAGTGGCCCTTAACTTTAGGCTCACAAAGAAATGCCGAAAAGTTTGTGAGAGATCAGGCTGGATCTGAAAGAGAAAAGATTATGGCTGCTGTACAGCAGGCAAGAGAGATTGTTCCAGGTAACAGACCAACAGCAGGTCAAGCCATTGCTCAGGCAACGAAGCCTGGGGATGATTTCGGCGGTCAATTTATCCGTATGGAGCGAGATCTTGCAAAAACCCCCGTTAGCGGCGCTAAACTTAAGAATATCTATGCTCAGCAAGGGGCAGGTCGAGAGAAGGTTATTAATGCTATAGCTGGGACTGATGCGGATATGTCGAAAGCAGTATCTGCAAGGAAAGCAGCTACAAGCCCATTATACAAGGCAGTGGAAACTTCTCAAGCGAGAGTCGATTCCAAGCCAGTCCAGGCAAAGATAGACGATATTCTTGCTAAGAATAAAAACGAATCATCAATAACCATCCCGCTTACCTCATTAAAAGAGAAATTAACAGCAGATGGGTTAGAAACTAATCCGCAAAACTTATACTCACTGTCAAAAGAGATAAAAGGCATGATGGGTAAAATAAGCCCTGGAGGGCAGAAAGAGTTTAATGTTGGAGTTTTGGACGATATTAAGACAGTGCTTGATCAGCAAATAAGCAAGTCTGAAAGGGCATTTAAAGTGGCTCAGGCACAATACCGTCGCAAGTCCAAACCAATCAACAGAATGCAAGTCGGGCAGGAATTGAAGAAATCACTGATTAACCCTGCCGAACAGGAACGGGCAACTACCTTCCTTAATGCAATGACGAATGCCCCAAGAACGATGAAGCGTGCAACAGGGTTTAACCGATATGACAAGCTTGGTGACGTTTTGACGCCTCAGCAGACTAAATCTGTTAAAGAGATTTCAGACGAACTGATTAATCAGGCTAGGGCGAAGACTTCGGCAACTGGCACGGAATCAATTCTTTCAGAATTGCCTGGAGCGGTAACGCTTTCTCTGCCTAGAGTTCTTTCGCGGCCTGTTGTTATAACAAACCACGCCATTCGTATGATCGGCAAAGACAAGTCTCCGGAATACAAATCAATGCTTACGGATATCATGAGCGATCCTAAAAGCCTTGAGCGGGCTCTTAAACTACCGTCAGAAAGTACAAATGCACGAATAGCAAAAGATATAGCGAGAGAGTTAGCCATATTCTCTTCGGTTAAAACTGAACAACAGGAGAATCAGTAATGGCGTGGAACGGTTCAGGAACATTCAGCAGAATAACCACATCAGTCTCCCCGGCTGTTGGCGGAACTACAATAGATGTGGCGGATCAGAATTCATATACAGCTGATACGGCTGCTGGGATCAATGCTTGCGTTGCTAAGAATGGCGAGAATACCGCAACAGGAAATATGCCCATGGGGGGGTTCAAGCATACAGGCGTAGCTGATGGAGCGGCTCTAACTGATTACGCCTCTGTCGGGCAGGCTCAGTCTGGCTCGCTGGAATATGCAGCCGACTCAGCAGGTGTTGCAGATGCTTACGTTGTAAGCCCGTCACCAGCTCCTACCGCTTACGCGACCGGGATGAGGATTACATTCAAGGTAGGGGCAGGAGATACCAATACAGGGGCAAGTACCCTTGATGTCACAGGGGCTAGTGGGCTACTTGGGGCCAAAGATATAAAGACCAACGCTCTTGATGATCCTGAAGCAGGAACATTAGTGGCTAGTGGTATTTATACTGTAGTTTATGATGGGGCTCAGTTCCAGCTACAGGGTAGTATGGAGGATTCAGATGTTGGCTTTGAAGCTACATCAACATCTGGGTCTAACGGAGCCACCCCGGCTCAAGTGGCTTATGCTACAGAGGTTAGAGATCCTGGGTCTAATTTTGCTTCGAGTTACTATACCTGCCCAACAGACGGGGTGTATCAGTTTAATGCACAAACTACGGTTGCAGCATTAGCGCCAACCAAATATTTAGAGATATTCCTTTATGTTGACACAGGTGGGGGGGATACAAAATGGGCTGTCGGTGATCATACCTTTAACCCAGAGCCTAGTGGTGGGGCTGATAAATTGACAATCGCAAGAATATCAAAGTCAGGGCTTCTCAGTGCTGGAGACAAAGTCAGCGTCTATGCTGACCATGACGATGCCGGAGCTGAATCTATTCAAACGTCCTCGGGGTTCAATTATTTCGATGGGCATCGAGTAACACGCACAGGATAACGATATGTCGCTAAGAGTCAAAAGAGATGCAGACAACAAATACTACGTCTACGTCGACTGGAACCCGTGGATAGATGCTCAAGCTAAAGTATCCCCTAATGGCCCCGCCCTTACCGTTACAATCTCTGCGGTTAGTTGGGACATACCAGCCGCCCTTACAGAGGAATCTGATACTCCAAATAATGCTGTTGCAGGGATTACTTATTTCTCCGGTAGTGGAGGGGTTAATGGTGTAAGTTATCCTATAACCTGTACAGTAACGTACACAGCCTTATTAATTGACGGGCTGACAAGCATGACGGCTATGACACAAGACCAATCTCTATCCTTAATTCTTGAACAGCAATGATTGGTATAGATGCTATCCCAAGAGTTCTTGGTGGTTCAGTAGTTCCCCCTAACGATGCAGGCAGAAGTACCCCCAACCCTCAATCAGGTGGTATCACTCCAGTCCAGCAGTTAGGTGTTGTGGCATTTGATGACAATATACCTGAAGAATTCGACTCTACCGGGTACTGGGTATGGGCTGATGGTGTTTGGGTTGAATGGTTTGACGGTGAGGTAATAGAACAATGAGCAGAACTATAGGCGCAACACATACGTTAGACCCATCAGCAGGGAATGACCCGTCAGTAAATTACAAAGTTGCTGCTACTGACGGGGCATCCCCTGTAGCTTTAGATATGGACCAGATTGCTAATGCTGTAGCCGTCCGTATAGGGTCGTCCCCTCCACCAAATCCGTCTGAAGACCTCAATCAGTTAGTAATAACACTTCAACCAAATCAGCTAACAGCGATTATCCAATCAGTTACCGGGGTAGCCTACACGCATTATGTTGTCCTGCTGAATGATGATACTGAGCCGGATTATCCTGCTGACTTCACTGAGGGGGCCGTTCCTTCGCTTAAATCTGTAGCAGCAGATCCTGACAACCCTGTTCCTAGCGATTGGACTGAAAATACTTGTTACGTTTGGGTTTATGATTTACCAACAACAACAAAAAAGGAATTATTGCCACCAGACGGGTCCACTGATGGTGTAACTATTACACCGAACGACACGCTTGGCCCAGTATGGCTTTCTGGTACATCTGGATTTGATATAGATGATGATACTGGGGCTTATACCATCGTCCCTCCTACTGATGCCGGGGTTGGACTAGCCGCGGCAGAAACGTATGATATCTATGTCGATGACGCTATTGTACTATCTAAAATTACAGCATTAACAGGAACAGTTTCAGTCGCTGTAGGAGTTCATGAAGCCTATGCAGTGGCGAGAGATGAATCAGGTAATCAAGGGCAATCTGACGACATATCGTTTATCATATCAACACTGACAGGAGGAACAGTTAGTCTACCGCTTGTCACTCAGGAAGTAGCAGAGGATCTAGGGGGCGCAACCACAGTTACGCTAACAAGGTCAGGTGGAACAGCAGCATTTGATATCGACGTATCAACTCGTGATATGACTGCTGAAGCAGGAACGAACTATACCGCTATATCCTCTCAGACAATATCCTTTGGTATCGGCGACTTGACGAAGACGATTGATTTCACGCCTACTGATAACAGTGAGACAACAAACAAAGTCTGTAATATTGAAATAGATTTCGATTCATCTGATGTAGCTAATGGGACGGTGGAGGTTGGTACTGAATCCGTACTAATGAAAATAATTGGTACCGGATTAACTGCATTTGCTGGCTTTCAGATGACTACAGCAGCTCCATTTTATGCCTCCATACAAGCAGAACGAGCCAATGATGCGTCTACGTTTGGCGGGTTACTCCGCAATTCTATTGCTTCCGGTCAGACTAGTGATGCGTGGTCATATTCGAGCGGTACTAGATATGCGGATGGGTGGCGCATTACCTCTAATACCTCCGCGAATAATTATGGCAGCGCGACAGTTTTAAATTCAGAGGCGCCTTATGCAGAGTATCAAATACATTTTACTTCTGAAGCAGTAGCCGCTAATGGGGCTACTGATTTGTTCGATATCTTTGCCAGACACGCTCATGACACCCTAACCGATACGGTAGGAAACATCCATGTTACGTTAGTTAATCCGATTACCAGTATCACAGAAGCGGGAGGAACAGCAACGATTACGATGGACTACAATGCCGGTGCAACGATGGCCGGACAAACAGTTTGGCTTGAAAATGTAGAAGGGACTAATGCAGCTGAATACAATGCAGTGGCTGGATTAACTGTAGCAACACATACAGCTAATACTAATGTCTTTACAGTAACAGGGATGTCTTCAGGCAACCCTGATGCTGGGACTGGCAACGTCTTAGGCTGCGATGAAACAGCACTAAACTTAGCTGTATTACACACGCCCCCAGTATGGACGTGGTTATGGACTAATGTAGACGAGGCTGACAATCCAATCGCTGTATATGTTGATGAGGCGGCTACGCGATACCTTCGTTTTTATGTATATCAGCGGTCCTCAGATTTTGATGTGTTTACTGTGGTTTCCAGGTCAGACGCTTGGGATACTAGTAATGTCAATATCCTTGAAAACGGTCAATCAACCGAGCCAGTTGATGATAATCTCG